AACAGTTCTAATTGATGACCTGATGCCTGCGGGCAATGCGCGTTCCATTTGAACAGTTGCAAATTCTCCCTGTAACTTTGCAACAGCATCGGAAACAAGTTCCATATCCCGCGTTGATTTGACATCCCATTTTCTAAGGCTTGCTTTTGTCTGTAATAACAAAGCCCGCAAACGTGCCGCTGTATATTTGGGCTGATTAGCCCTTGGTAGGCGTTCTATTGCTTCTAATTTATCAACCGCCCGCAATATGATTCGATTGTAAGATTCCACGATTTCACGCGAAACTTTATTTGAAAATCTATTTAAATCTAAGCTATTACGAAAATATTCTTCAGGAATTAAATCAGCGTAAGGAATAGATGCCCCAAGTTTGGAGACATCAGACGGAACCCGAATCGGCGTTTGTGTCATTAATCCTCGTCATCTAGGTCTTCAACTGGTTCATCTTCTTCGGCTTCGGGTGTTGGTTCATCTGTTTCGATCATGTCTCCTTTTTGTGTTGATTCGATTTCTTCTTCAACATCAAAATCATCGCCGAGGATTTCGCCTTCTGCCAATTGCTTCAATAATGTTTCCTGAGATATAGCGCCAGAAGACCATAAACCTTGCATCGCCTGAATCTCTTGCGGTGCTAATCTTTGACCCAAGAAATCACGATTGACAAAAGCATTACCAATTTCTGCAATATTTAAATAATTTGCATGAAATACTAAACAGTTGTCGATCATGTCTTGTAATTGTTGCGCCACGATCATCAAAGTTGAATCGCCTTGACTTCTTTGTATTTCTTGCGATGCGGCTGTTTCTGCGACAAGTTTTTGTCCGAGGATTGCGGCAAGTGCCAAAGTATTAATTTGATCTTCTAAATTTTTTATCCTGTCGCGCTGATACTGAAACGATTGCCCTTTGATCTCTATAAACTCCGCCCTTGCACCTTCTGGAAATGCAATCGCTTCGCCCGGCCCTGCACTCACTTCTTCTGACGCCTGCGGAAAACCAAATAAACAAAGTAAAGGAACAGAAGATATTCTTAACTGATTATCAAAGTCTGAACTCTTTTGATAATGCAATAAATTTAATTCTGCAATATCTTGCATCGGCGGGCGTGATTCTAAAAAAGCAACCTTGTTTGAATATGCAATTGCGAATGGAATGTAATCTAAAGAGGTTGTACCTTCATCAACTTTGACATATTTTCCCTGTCTTCCTTTTCTATGTACCTCAAAGGCTCCCGGCGTTAGTAATCGAACCTGTTCAACCTCTTTTTGTCCATAATCGCCATCGGCCTCTGTGACCCGTTCCAAAAGTCTTAATTGTGTAAGTTTTTGTTGCCCGTCAACAAGTTCTGTCCGCCAACCGAGAATCTCACGCGGGCTGTATGTAATCCAATAAGGCCGACCAGTTCCGCCTGTTGGTGCATCAACTAAAACCCCGACATGACCATAACGCAACATTATTTTTGCTGTCTCATATGTCCAACTTGTAAGATCGTTTCCCTGAAGGTCAATATCGAATAAATCTTCGGTAACGCGTTCTGATACCTCATTTAATCGAACAGGTTTGCGCGTTAGCATACCCGCAAGCAATCTTTCAATCCTGACGTATAAAGGCGCAAGAACTGAAGTTGCAAGTCTATTATCGTAGCTCTCGTCTTGTTCGCGCGGCATTTGCGGCAAATATTTTCGATGTCTTTTTCTTATCCCATAAGTTCCTGTTATTAAATCTTCAATCAATATCCAATTTGGCTCCATATTGACATAAGCATTGCTAGGGTCTTGAACCTCAACAGCTTTACTTGATCTTGTCCTGTCGTAATGGTTGAAAGAAGAATACACGGCTTAATCCCTAGCTTAATTTAATAGTAATACACTTTTTAATATATTCTAATCCCTGTTTTGCGCCCTGCCCCCAAATGTAAGGGATTGAAGCAACGCCAACAAAGGTATCGGACGCAATCGGAAAAATGATCTAATCCTGTTTTTTCTGGTTCGCCTGATTCTGTATAAGATTGAAGTTCCAAAGATTCGATGACATTTTTACAACGCGGATGAAC